AGAGAAATCATTGATTCCATCTGAGTCACCATGTCTATGGAATGCGCCAGCATAAATGTATTCTGAACGTGCTTTGATAACATCTTTGTAATAATTAGACGTACCATCAGTTGCTTTTGCATTAGAGGCAACTGATAAGAAAGGATATGTTTCTAAAACTGTACCCGCAGTACCGGAGATTTCTCCGTCTTCATCGACTACTGCGATATGAATTTCATCGTTTTTACCACCAAGACCACTTACAAATGAAGAAGTTCCTGGTGCGGCATCAAACTGTGATTTGTATGTCCATCCATTAAAATTATTAACTCCACTACCATCTGAGTCTGAACTACCACAGATTGATACTAATAAAGAGTTACCTAATGCTCCTGGAAATCTTCCAATAAATGCTCCGTCTGACGAGTCGATTGTTGCGGTTTCAAATGCATTTAAATCATTTAATGCCTGATTAGTGGCAGTTGCGTTTGTACCTGTTTGATTGTTCACTGCTAAAGAGTTTTTAGCATCTGAGTCTGTCTCACGTACTACTTGTAGTGCATTAGAGTATTTTAAAAAGAAAGCGGCCGAGTGAAAGTCAACCGTATTGTCAGTTGTTGGTGCAGAAAAAACTTCTACTAATCCTGCTTCATTTGAAACAAGTGTTGTTTGTCCTACTGGTCCCCAACCGAAGTTACCTACAAAAGCACCTGTATTAGTTGCGACATTAGGGACTACTCCCGTTAAGTCGATTTCTTTTACAGTTACCGCAGGCGATGCCGAAGGTGTAAATAATGCCATGATTCTATCCTATTCGTTTGTCTAATTATAAGTTATCATAATACGGTTATATTTCAATATATGCTTTTATTTATACAAAAGGTGTTTTCTACCACTCTTCTTGAATGATTTGGTCATTGTGTTGTTCAAACCAACGTTCTGCTTCTTCTTTTCTTTCTAGTTCTTGTTCAAACTGAGTACCATCGTCTATGAACCCAACAGGTGGTACATCTTCGTCTATTTCTCTCATTCTATCTTCAAACATTATCTTTTTCAAGTCGATGTCAGTTAAGTCTCTAAAGTATGTACCAGAAACAAAATAACCAAATAATACTAGATTCATCATCAGGTCATCATGATTACCATCACTTGCTTCATAAGATTGACCTCGAGCAGTAAATGTAGATATTTCAAGTATTGTTTGTTCGTCAAATATTTGTAGTTTACGATGTTCTAAAATATCTTTAATTGATGAACACCCAATACGTTTTACTTTACGTGTCATTTCAATACCAATTCTATCTGCCTTAACAGCAGATTCCATGTGAATGTTTTCGTATTCTAATTCTTGATATAGTCCGTTGCAAACTAAAGTACCCTGGTCATTCGATTCTATGACTACATAACACTCATTATAGAACTTTGCGTACTTATATATAATATTAGGAAACAATACAGGAGAAATAGTATTATTGCGATAGACAGCGACTTGTTTAAAGGGCCTAGTGCTAATATCGATGACGTTAAACGTAGAATAATCCTGTCCCCTTCCTTTAGAGACATCTACTGTCATGATGTATTGGTGGTCTTTAGTAGGTTCTCGATAAATTAATAAATCACCATTCTCTCGTACTTTTCGTGGATTCTTTGCACGAAAACCCATTAGTGTTTCACCATTAATCAAAGTATCACCTGTGCCAAAGAATGTATTACCAAACTCTTGGTCAAACTGTAGTGCCGATGTGTTTGCAATTGTCATCTCTTTCCATTTTTCATCACGACCTGGTACATCGCTCCAGTTAACAGTAAATGGTTTGAATTCGTTAGTATTCTGACATGCACCTTCCCAGAGTTTATGAAAAGTATTACCAATACCATTTGCGGTTGATGTTACGATTACTTTAGTATCTTTACCCGCAGATATTACTGGATAAGTAGAAGTATAGAATTCGTTTGCACGTTCTACAAACGCAAACTCGTCAAGGTATAGTAAGTTGACTGACATACCACGAATAGAACTACCAGACGTTGCACTCGCAATGATACGACTATTATTACTAAATTCTAATGACCCTTTGTTAAGTGCTTTAGTGCCTGGTTGTAAAAAGAAAGGTAAGTTCTCTAACATCAAAGTTATTCTTGCTAACATCTCTCTTGCTACTGCGCCTTTGTTTGCCAGTATAGCGATTGTTTTTTCTGGGTGAAAACATGCATACCATAAAAGATATGCAACCGAACTAATTGATTTACCAGATTGACGACATGCAAGTACTATAGAAAATCTGTTGTTATCAAAATGAGAAAACATTTGATGTTGATATGGATATAATCTAAATGGTACAAGACCTTTGTCAAGTGAAATAATTTTTAAATACGTTTCGCAAAAGTATGCAGGGTCTTTGCTACATTTAACGTATTCTTTGATTTCTTTCTTAGTAAAGTCATGTTGAACACCATCACGTTTAACATTTACGTTACCGAGATAAGTATCATTCTTCTGGTTCAACATCTATAATATTCTCTTTTTGTATTAATCTTTGTAATTCTGTAGTTGTGCCTACAAAAAGATTATTAGTCGTTTGTCCTATTTGCTTGATATCTTCTTCGTTTTTTACTTTTTTTAACTTAGCATTAACGTCCATTAACTTGTCGTTAACATCTGCTATTTGTTTTACCATGTTACCAAATACTTCAAAAGCACGTGGGTGTTCTGACTCTCTAGCAACATCTGCCATTAAATCTAAAGTCTCTTTACTTTTTTCTATCAGTTCGTAGTATGTTTTTCGACTATACTCGTAATCGGCATCTATATTTTTATTATCTTCTTTTTCCATAATTGCTCTCTAACCACCCTGTTATAATGTATTTATCTTCTTTTAAATCTGGATTTGCACGATGCGTATGTGTAAAGTATGCAGGCCATATTACTAGTTTACCAGTTTCGGGTTTTATTGATAAATTTTGATGCATAAAATCAGTATATCCAGTATCAGTATCATTTAAGTAAACCATCCAAACACCAAATCTACGACTTGTTTTAAAAACATCACTTGGGCGAAGTACATCTAATTCGGAATGCCACTTAATAAAACCACCACCCTTTTTACTTTTTTGAAGTTTATATCCAGTAATGTTGTAATTATTTGTGTTTCCTTTTATACTCCACTCTTTAAAATATTTTTCAACATGTTCATGAATAATAGAACTTAATTTTTTATAAAAAGGTTTAAATGAATGAAATACTCGACAATCATTAATAGATTCATCTATTCTATTTTTATTAGAAACATTTGAATAAAAACCCTCAGCATTGTTATCTAATGCTTTGTTTTCATACCAAGATATCATACCATCACAAACCTCTTTATCTAGAGTGTTCTTTTTTTCATAAATCATATATTACTTATATTATCAGAATCTACTGTATTAAATCCATAGTCACTATCTGCACTTACATTTGCTGGTGTCGGTGTTATGTTTTGTGTTTTGTAGTAATCACCACTGTCTGCCGCACTATCAATGATAAACAAGTTATTACTAACTTCACGAATAATTTTACTTGTACCAAGTGGCCCATGAAAGTTTATTTTCATTTCAAAACTTAGTGTGTATACAATTGTTCGTCTTTGCTCTATTGAACCTTCAAAGTCATCTGTAAAAGAAACACTTGTCAATGTAATTGGTACATCTTCACTTAATGCAATATTAGTGAAAGGTTTTACTGAAACAGTATATTGTGGTGTAAAGAATGGAAATATTTGTTCTACTATTTGCAAGGCATCGTCTTGAGACTTAGCATAAACATTTAAATCAAAATTAATGTTATATGGTGTTGCAGTAAATAACTTTTGTCTTGATACTGTTGAACCAGCAAGAACTTTATTTAAGTTGTTCATTTTATTTAACTGTCTTGTTTCATCGTATTGTATACCATTAATTTCAAAAGACATTCTTGGTAGTTTAATTGCAACAATTCGTTCATCCGCAGAATTTTGTCTAAGAACATAGATATTATTAAATAAAGAACCAAAGACACTTACTGCACTTCGAACTCTCTTGTGATAAAAATGAGTACCAAACATTACTGCATATCTCCAAATGGATTAGACTCACTAAAGTCTAAGAAGTCAGACTCAAAGTCATCAAAGGTTTTATTTTGATTATCATTCAATATATCATTTATTTGATTTATCGAAGTTGGTGTTGAAACGTGTTGACTTAACGTTCCAATAATACTTTTAGTTGTAGTCCACTCATGAAATAATCCGTCAGTTGCACCACTATGAATTAGATGTAAAGCATTACCAGAGTCAGATGCAAACGCAACTTCTCCAGTCATGTTATAAGTATCGAATACTTGCGTGACAGTTTCACCTTGAATAAATCTGCCACCACCTGAATCAAGTTCTAAATGATATTTAAATGAGTTTTCTGTCTCAACATCTTGTATAGTATCTACACCAGTATCAAAGTCTTCGCCACTGTACTCAAATAATTCACACTGCAATCTAAATGTAGGCAAGTCTTTTAATTGATAAAATGGTGTTTCAGTTTCAACTCTACGTATCTCAAACATAGATTCAGACATTGGTAAATATATTAAGTCGCCTTCTCTTGGTCTAAAGTTTGCTACTTCTAATCGTTTACCAACTAATTGTATCCACCTTTTTCTTGAAACAATAAATGTTGCTTGGTCTCTTAATTCTATACCAAACTTTGTAAATAAATCTCCTTCACCTTCAAACCCTTCTGTGTTTTCAATATACATTTCTACTTTGTATGCATCTGAAAATCTAGACGGAACGTCATCTAAAAAGATTTTATCTTTGTTAACTATTTCTCTAGGCAAATAATAGACATCTTGTCCAAACATCTGCAAAGATTCTATAACTAAATCTTCAAAGAGATTTTGTTCTGAACGAACTTTCTGTTTAAAATAACGATTTGTTGCCATGACCTACCCTACAAAGAAATTAGGTGGATTGTCATACTCGTTTCTTAGTTTTTCTATTTCTTTTTCTATTTCTTCTTTAGCATCATCAATCAATTGTCTACCATTTAACGTCACGCCACCAGGGAGTGTCATACCTTCGAACTTACTTATATTTTCTCCCCATTGTTTTTTCAATATCGCAGTTACATAATTTTTCATGAATAAATTATTGTAAACACCACCAACACTTTCTGCTTCTTCAACAAACATTTCAATCATAATATAATCGCCAACTTTTATATCACCACCATCACGTAAATCACCAGCGATATTTAATGTACCACTATGTCTACTAAATTGTATTTGAGGTTGACCAGTAAGTTTTAAATCAATCATAGAAAGATATTGTTGCATATGTTCGTAGTATGCTAAATCACCTACACCTGTCGCCAAGTCTGCAAGGTCATTTAATCGCATTTGATATTTAATATCAAAAAAGTTTACATTTGATGTTGAATCACCTATCATAAAAACTTTTACAACATCTAGTATTCTGTTTGCAACTGCTGGCAAAGCGGCGTTTAAATCAATACTTTTAGCATCAACCATTGCTTGAGTAATCAATACAGGTTGAAAAACTCTTAACTGACCATCAGCGGCATACTCACGAAATAACTGTAAACCATCATCAATTCTATCTTCGATTTGGTCATCGTCTACATTTATTTCTATGACTGGATATCCAAGTCTACGTAGTACATAGTCTCTAAAATCATTTCTATTACTTATCTTTGCCATATTACTATTTATCTATTAATTTAATAAAGTTCCTCCGTTATCGTAAACGTCTATACGATAGTGTGAACCCGCTTGTCCTTCTAATGTATCTGCGTTTAGTCCACTTCCGTTTGAGTCTACTGTTTTAATAAGTGCCATTACATGATTGGCATTTAGTGCAAACTGACCAGCGGCACTATCATAAGTCAACGCATCTGGACTTCCAGTTGATAATTTTTCTCTTGCAATTAAACCTATATCTGCAGAGTCGACATTTAAGTTTCCGACTGTTAGTGTACCAGTGATATTAGCACCATAACTTGTAGTCTCAAATTTTTCTGCATCGTTAAAGTAAATTTTAGTTCCAGCATTAACAGTTGATTTTATATAATTGTTTCCTATTGCACTTTGTATATTTACTGCGTTTGTTCCTCTTATGAATAATTCACCCGTTCCCGCATCAGTAATAATACTATTGTTACCGTCATGATAAAGTTGTAAATCTTCACCCGCACCAAGTGTAAGTTTACCGTTATCAGGTAACATTATACCAGCGTTAAATGAGGCCCTACCAGCCTCTGACATATCAAAGGTCAGTGCAGTAA